CCTTTAAGGGGTCAGAAAGGGGTCAAACGGGGGTCAAGACAAAAAGAAAAGGCTCAACCACTAGGGTTAAGCCTTGTTTAGCGGAGATGGAGAGAATCTCAAATCTCGTTTTTCCTTAATTTCTATATAAATATTATCCAGTTAAATCAAGGGGTTACATTATCCTGTTAATGTGTAACAAACATAATTTATAAATATTTTATCAGATATGGGGTCAGAAAATGCTATAATTGAGTCAAAGTTATCGTGAAAGGATTAACATGAAAATCATATACTTTTTAGAAAATTATCGATTTAATCCGTTGCTGAAAGAAAACGTCCAATGTACTCAATGTAATCATAAGTATAGCACGAAAATACGTCAAAGAGATTTACAGACGGATATCCGTTGCGAAAATTGCATGCGAGTGTTTACCCACTTCAAATATCTGTTTTAAAACCGCCCACTACTTATTATAGTAGAAAGGCGGATTTTTTGTGCGCTATTTTGCAGAATAGATAACACCATGTTAAGCACTGATTTAATTTTAGAATAATAAAAGGACGGCTTTCCACACCGTCCAGTTTGAAGCTACAATATAACATCACAATTAGTTCTCTCGTCTCATTAATACCGGAGAACTGCACGTCTATATTATACCATGTTTAGTCTTAATTTATGAATATAGGTAGTCTAGATCACTCATATAATCATACTCATCCACACTATAAATATGTTCAAATTGAACAAACATAAAACTATCCTCTTTACGCACAGTAACCACCCCGCTCCAGTCATCCATGCTCTCGATGATACATTCTACCTGGTACTCGTAACCATCGTGCCAGTACCGCAGTATGACGTTTTTAGAAATGAGTTCACGCAGCTTCAATTCTAGCTCCTGCTGCAGTTCATCAGTCAGATTAGGCTTAGGCACATATGCTTGCTCTACTTTCAATCTGTCCACATTCTCGTATTGCTCAGGCATCGTGGCAAATGGCGCCCACTTAATCATGCCTCTGCCTTGTGGAATATTGATATCAGCTAGTTTAGATACGTTCATGGAATCACCTCTTAGGGTTATTATAGCGAACGTATGTTCTGTATGTAAAGATAAAAATAATCCCCTGACAAGGCTTATTGTTCAAAATCTAAAAATGGTTTACGTTCCAAATATTCTTGGATGATACTAACATTTTCACCATCTAATGTTGTGACAGGTAGACTCGGATAATTTTTATCTCTATAAGCCTTACTTAAATCTAATTCTAAAGGCTCCAATTCTTTTACCAATTCTTCTTTATCTTGAAACAGTTTATCCTTTACTAACAAAGGTTTTATTCTGTCTTGATCCTTAGAATATTTTACTCTTACGAGAACTTTAACAGGTTTACTAAAATTTAAATCATTTATGTTCATTACTACTCTCCTTAAATTATATTGAAAATAACAGTTATGAACCCTATAACAACTGCCACTAACGTCGTGGTAGCGAGACCCACACCCCATTTTAATGTAGATTTTGTTTCTGAGATGTTTTTATCAATTGCCCCAAGTCGTTCATCGATTCTTTTCTCGTATTGTTTAAATGTTTCCTGCGACACATATGACATGCCGCCACCACCTCCATTATTATTCCCTTTTTTATTGTCGCCTTCATACTTCACTTCATTAATATTGAATACTTCAGGGAATATTATTTTCGCAGAATTACTCATTATTATCCCCCTTTAAGCGAACTTTAAAAAATACTTCTTGTGAACTCTCTCCATCTATAATTAACTTTGCATAATGTATACCTTCATTATAGAACATAAAATCTTGCACAATTATTTCATTAGTGAAAATATCGAAAGGTGTATTATAATAAAAATCTAAAATCGAGTGAGTACTTATTAACACTTGACCTTCAACTTCACCAATTTCCATTTCTACTTTATAACTATCAGTCTTTGTCAACTCTATTAGAGAGAAAGTCAACATAAAAGAAACTTTTTCATTTAGGGAAGTTAAACCAAAGCTGCTAATAGGTTTTTTTATAATTAATTCGTTACCACCTGTGTTTTCTTCAGATAATATAAGCCACGCAACTCTTGCCATTTAATTATACCCGCTTTCAGATTCATTTATCTAAACATTAGCAAACTATCTGAAAACTAAATAGACGGAACATGTATTCTGTTGTTAAAAAGTATTGCGATATTGCAATGCAATGTATGGACTATTAAAAATATATGTAGTCAGATATGATTAAAGAGAATAAAAGAATAGGGGGGGACAAATAAATGAATAGAATTCTTGTACAAAGCAAAACTAAAGATAAAGGCTATCAAACAATTTCTAATAATGAGCGTGGCAGTAATGCAGAATTGGCTTTCAAAACTTATAAAGGATATCTGATTAAGTATAAGGATGAAATTTTAGAGGACGTTCCAGAGAGTGGAGAATATATTATGATTTCTTTTATTGGTGGCGATAAATATACAGACCATGAAATGAAAATTAAGGATATACCTAGTACGATAATGATACCTATTAAGTACAGAGATAAATTCACTAGAGATTAAAAAAAGCACCCCTCTTTCGGCAATGACTCCGATTGAGGGGTATCTTTATAGTTGAATTATTTAATTTTATTATGGTTGTTCACGCCATATACGTGTCTGTAATTTTCGCGAGTGCTTAATAATGTGTTTTATAGCAACTGATTAACTCGTCTCTGGACTGCATTAGCATCGTACCCTGCTTTTCTAAGTGCATTAAATCGTGCGTTACCATTTCCCCACTTGCCAGCGATCACTTCGCGCGCAACAGTATCAATGGACTTTTTAGCTGGCTTAGAAGGACTTGCGCCTAACTTCTTATTAACAGCATTCTGAATTGTTGTAGGGTTATATCCCGCTTTTCTCAAAGCGTTAAATCGAGCATTTCCAGTACCCCACTTACCTGCAATGACTTCATTAACAATAGTTGCCGTTGACTTCTTGCTACTTGTAGGTTTATTAGCCGGTTTAGGCTTAGCTGCAGGCTTCTTAGCCGGTTTGCTAGTATTACTATTCAAAGCGTTTAAATGCTCCTGTACACGGTTTCTGAACGCTTGATAAGTACCTGTAGCGTGCATTTTGTGCGGGCAGTCTTTACCACTCCAGTCGTAGTGCCTTTTCAGTCTATCCATTCCCCAACCGTACTGTTTAAGCACATAAGCGATATATAGTGCCGCGTTTTCCTCTGCTGCTTTATACCTGGTTGATTTAGCGCCTGAATATCCATTATCCATTGAGTAACAGATTTCAATGCCGATTGATCGCATATTACCATTACCCATACCATCACCTGCGTGCCAGGCTGTGCGATTAAACGGAATAAGTTGAACAGCTTCTTTATCGTCAATAGCTACATGATAGCTCACTTGCGCATTGTTACTGTTATGGTACGCTGCTTCGTTACGCGCTGATGCCGTATTCCCTGTATTGTGGACAGTAATATATAACGGATTCATTGCGTATGGTGCTTTAATGCCGTACTTACTTGTGGGCAACATATTATTTACAATCTTATAAGCCATTATTTGACCTCCTCGTCGGGCTTGAAACCTTCGAATTTTGTTTCATCTGCTTTTTCTGGGTTATCCACGGGTTTTATATCTTCGCCGACACCACCGAATTTTTGATTTCGAGTAAATACATCATCACGTTCTTTTTCTGCTTGAGTTTTCTCTGCCATACCTATCACTCCTATTTTTGATATAAAAAAAGACACCTCGTGTGAGATGTCTACTTACGTGCTTTCTTGCGTTCCAATATTTCCTGCGCTTCTTCTGCTTCGGTCGTTAAGTTAGTGTTTCTATACGTTGAATACAGCGCTGATACGACTAACGCAACTGTGGACACAGCTTCATAAATCTGCTCGTCGCTGAACGGTAATGGATTGTACCCGAAGCTCACTAATGCTTGGTTAATCAGTAGTATGATTAGTACGATTAGGCGGGTAATACCCGCTGTTTTATTGTTCTTTGGATTCGCCAAATAGTTCACCTCCAATAAAAATAGAGGAGCTTTCGCCCCTCATGCGTTATTTACAAATACCCAACCAGAAGCACTGCCAGAAACTTGCGCCTAAAATGATAAATTCGCTAGCTGTTTGCATCGTTTGAACTCACCACCTTTCATATCCCTAGCCATGTTCGTATAAGAGCCACCAGTAGGGAAGTACCAAGTGTGCCGATGAGTCCGAGCATCCAATATTTCAGTTTTTTCATATCTTGCCTGTTCTCTTTTTTAGTTTCTTGGTCAAGTTCACGTTCCCTGTTTATACTGTCTAGCGTAAAATTCATTTTCTGATTAACTAACTCTTGCGAGTGTTGCCCTGTTTTAATATCATCCAAAGCATCAAAGATCTTACGTGTTTCTTCTTCTGATTTCTTTTCGTTTTCATCAATCTTTTTATGAAGTCGAGAAAAACGTTCTTCGTAATGTTCATCTTTTCTCTCTAATCGTGATAGTCTTTTTTCATGACTTTCTAATGATGCAGGCAAACGCTCACCCCTTTCTGCATAATAAAAACCCACGGTTATTCCGAGGGCTGTTCTTCTACCGGTTTTTCTTCAGTCACAACGTCGCCATTCTCGTCTAATCGAAAGGATTCCACATCGTGTTTCATTGCGTAGTATTCATACGCTTGACCTGTAAGGTTCGCCATCATATTGTGAACATCAACCAACTGCTTAACTTCTTCAAATGTGCTGTACTTACTCGCTCCTTCAAAGTCATTCACCGCTGAGAATAGTCCGTTGTAGCTGTTAAATCTTAGCACCGAATGTTCTTCGCTTGAATTGTTATAGCGTGCGATATAGTAGTTAGTTTCTTTACCTGTTAATGTCATAATTATTTCTCCTCCAGTTTCTGTTTTAATTCTGAAACCTCTTGTCTTAATTCGGAAACTTCACGTCTTAAATCGCCTTCTTTGAATAAATCTATTGCCCTTAAAGTTTCTATAAACGATGTTCTAGAAGCTAATTTTTGGATAAACTCATCTGATATTTTTATATCCGAAGCTTCTATAACACAAATGTCCAGAAACTTCTCTCTGCCATCTGAATCGGGGCGGACTATATTAAGTTTGTTTTCCATAATTATATCTCCTCCACTAATTCTGCATTTTCGTTATCGGCTTCTGCAACAGGACTTGATGGTAGATTATCTTCAAGCGCATCAAGTAAAAGATCGTGAGCGACTGCGTTATTTCCTTCGAGCGTGTGCGAATAGTTCTCCAATACTTCTTTTAAAGTTGGCATCATATGTGCGTATTCTGTTAAGACCACGACGGAAATTTCGTTCTGCAACTCCTGCATGTGCTTTAATATTGTTTCACATCCTTTGTAATCTTCTTTCTTCTTCAACTCTTCAAGCTCGCCATTCAACTTCATATATTCAATTGAAAACTCATTTAGCTTTTCCTGCAGACGATTTTGTAACTTGACTCTCGCCCGTGATGCTTTCGGACTATCACTCACTACCAACCCTTCTAAAAACTCAACGACCTTCTTCACATGTTTATTCTCTACTGATATCTTCATAACTAAACCCTCCAATTTTTATATAAAAAAGAGACCTACATGTGTAAGTCTCTAACCATTAATCCAGGCTCTCCCTGTTCTAATTTGCACAATGTTATTACTCGTGCCGCCAATGCGATAAAATTCGAGTTGTACCGCCAATCCCCCGTATGTTGGAGAACCTAAAGGAACGTTAATTTGAAATTCGTTTGAAGGATTATCTCGGAAAACGAGAATATCATCTTTAATCACATCTCTAATACTCGTACCAGACGGCTTATTGATGAACCGCACAACCACACCCATATACGTGGATGTTGAGGTTGAGTTAAAACGTAAGTTCGCACTGAAAGCAATAGATAAGTACCGTCCAGCATGTTGTGTATAACCCATTTCAAATGTTTGTGTTCCAGCCATTGATGTGTTGTAGTTCCTCCCATCAAATGTGACTGTGCCATCGGTAGACATCCACGGTTTGAAGAACACGGGTATACCGAAGCTAGGTACACCATTCTGTACATACGGTACACCGTCCGGGCGCCATATCGTCAATTCGTGCAAGTCAAGCGTAACGGTGCTTAGTGTTGTTATGAATGCACTCTTAGCCATCATCCGCTCAAACATCGCTGTGGACGAGAATACTCTATCGAGCAACGCTGTGCCGGATTTAATCCAATCAGCTTCTATTGTATTCACAGTGAGTAATCTCGAACGAATGTGCGAAGCGTTTAAGTCTACGACATTTAACGTTAATGCGTGCATTTCGTTGACGAAGTGCGTTTTAGTAATGAGTTCATCTATCCTCGCCGAAGTGGCAAACAACTTATCCACCAATGCCGTACCCACTTGAATATGGTCGGAAGTGATAACGTTTGCTGTTAGTTGGTTTGCGAATAACCTTGCGAAGTTACCTTCGATAGCATCGACGGCTAATGATGTGATTTGACCTTTCGCATTCAAGTTGCCAGTTAAGTTGAAATTACTAACTACAGCATCCAGTGCATCAGGGCTACCTCGGAGTACACTACTTACATCTTCCGCGCCTATTCTCATAGCGCCCAATTGCCAATAGTCAGGAGTCAGTTTGAAGTCTGTTTGTTTGAGTGTTTTATCATCAACTTCTTGTACTTTGAATGAAATTTGATTTGCTAATTGCTCAACTTGGCTGACTGCATTGAGCATTGGTGTAGCTTCGCTCCCTCGTTCTAACTTGGCATATATACGACGGTTCGGATTAGTTAAACGAGCAAGACGAACTTCTGTGCCGTTGTAACTAATCGCACTTAATAATATGTGAGTGCTTGGCGTTGTGAAAGTATTAGTTTCTCCACGTCTTACAGTGATCTGATTACCATATGATGGCTCTCCTGTTGAATCTGTAAAGTTAATCAACCAGTAATCAATGTTACTATTATCTGGACTATCATCACTGAATGTGTAGGTGACACCACTTGACACCCATATCGCATTCTCACGTCTTATTCTGATATTACCGGGCAATATATTTCCATTACCTGTACTCCAATACCTCCCCACTTCCCAAGCTTCTTCGGCAATAGGTAGAAGGTTCGCCTCTATTTCAGACACGTCGTTTAACCATAGCTTACGCTCGTACGCATCTACGGTCTCAAGCACACTCTGCCCATTTGTTGCTTGCCAATCTTCCACACGTTGTAAAATAAGTTCGTTGCCTTCGACTGTTTGTTCCACTGATTTTATATATTGATTCAACGTATCAGTTTCTGCATCATACAGGGACTTTGTGACGAACTCGCTATAACCATCTTCCAGATTAGTAATCCGCCGAGTGACTTCTTCAATCGACTGCGTCGCATCTTGAGGATGATAGACCCAATCGGTATTGTTGCTGCCCGTTAAATAAACTAATTTAATATCAATACGTTCTCTCGTAACATCACCGGAAGCGAAGTTTGTACCGATTTGAAACTGACCTGAAACTGTTTCACTCGGAATGACAGTTCCATAAGTCCGCCTCCATTTTCCATCGGTGTGTAAATCCGAGAGTGGTTTATCTATATCATCAATGAGATTGTAATAGCCGTCCATATCTCCGATGGCCAGCCTATCCAACTCTTTAGCGCCATATGAACGATAATCTACAGCAACAATATATTTTTTCCCTTTTTCTAACGTCACGCCTTCCGTGAAATGCACACGCGGTTCATTAAATCTTTCGGAATATAGAGTAACAAATTTTATATTTCCTTCTTCCTGAAGTTCCGCGCCTGAATACAGATGAAACATATCAGGTTCATCAAAGCGAGTCCCTCGGATCATATTGAAAGTGTTGGAATCGACCTTCCGAAGGCGCTCTTCAAAATTCTGTGATATATCTAAGAATCTTTGGTCTAATGTGATACTCCGAGATGTGCCGAGAAATTCATCAATATCCATTACGTTTTCTTTCAAGCCGTCAATCAACGTTTGGTGTCCGCTTGTGACCGTTTCTAAGTCTGTCCGTACTTCGTCCGCTTTTTCCTGCGCTTTCTGTTCTGCGTATTCTTTCGTCTGCGTGATTTCTGTATTTAGGTTATCCGTAAATTCTGTGCGAGTGCCTTCGATGAGATTTGTCATATTCTCACGGTCAGCTTCGATTTCTGCTTGTTGGTCGATTAAATTCTGCTCGAATTGATTCATTGCAGCAGTAAACTGGTTGTCTATCCAAGCGTTCCACTCATTTTTAATACGAGTGATTCTGTCGCTAGTGTCTCTTCCTAACCGCTTAATTTGAGCATTGATACGTTTCATCTGTCGATTCTCAAAGTGATGGAAGTCACCTAACGTGAGTTTGCTAAGCTCCGGATCAAGTAGATTATATTCAATCTTCTCAACACGAGCGCGCTTAATAATGCCCGCGGCTTTATACAGAACACCGACTGTATCGCCAAGTTTAAGATTACCAATCCGTGCCACTTCTGTTTTCCACGTGGCTTTAGGCAGACAGTTTTCAAGTAGCCAGTAGTACGTTGCATCAGCTAATTTCTTTTTATCTTCAATATCCTCAAATACAACTTCCGGTGCAATTCGGGGTTTCACGACACCGTTTTCAATAAAGCCGTATTCTGCAGTTGCGGAAGGCAATTCAATATAATTTTGCCCAACTGGTTTAGTAATACCGTCCTTACTCCAAGCGATGTCTCCGAACTCTAAACGTGGACCAAAGCCATCACCAGATTCTTCACCGCGTCCACGACCCACCGCAGCAGTATAGACTTCGGATTCATCTTGTTCTTGCGTAAGAGTCAGCACATTCGTACCATAAGCAAAACGCTGACCGGTCCATAGTCCGATTCGATTTTTCATGATGATGTTCTTACTAATGATTTTACGACCGTCAAACTGCAACTCATAGTCAAATTCAACACCATATGTGGAAATTAAATCGTTCCAAGCATCCGTGACACTCGCACGATAAAAGTTAATGTCGTGTCTGTCAGTCACATCGTAATCAATGATAGTCCAACCTATTGAGTTAAACGCAACATCAGCAGGAGCTTTTGCTTCGCTATCCCTAAAACGTCTGTCATGAATATTCCCCATCGCTTTTGCTTCATCGAAGAAGATATGCACACCGTCGAATAGTAGAAACTCGCCTTGCTTATTTGCAGTAATGTTGCGTGAGTATATTTTATACAGTTGGAATCTGTTCTTATCATCGTAGTGTCCGGCAAATTCTGCTTTACCGACGGATTTCTGATAGTTGTATTGCGTACCTTTCTTATCTTCATAAAAAATAGGCACTTCAACGGCGAGTTGGTAAATGCCGTTGCGTACCTTGGTTTGTGTTGCGCTATTTATATGCTTTCTTGGGATAATCTTTTGTAGTTTCTTCGTTCTGTCGAATAAATAAATCATAGGCTGACACCTCTGTAACGTATCGTGATGCTTTGCGGAGTGGGAGTGACGACGATTTGGTCGCCGTTTTTAATTGTGAATTCTTCAAAGTCAGAATCCAGTTTTAAACCATCCATCGCATCAACTTCATTTGCGCTTCGTGTTAGATATAATTCTTCTAAATCCATTTGATAACGATCGGAAATTAACTCATGTTCATAGTTTATATTCATTCCTGTGGATGTGTTGCGCATCGACCAGGTTTTTATCCCTGTTTCAAATTGCAATTCAATCACGGGATGTACAGGCTCTACAGAATCAATTACTAAGCGTTGTGCATTCACATAATCAATGCGTTTCTCAATTTTGTACTTCATCGGATCATGCCATAAGAAGTTTAATGTGACCTCTTGCTTCAAGCCCTCCTGTGGTACGTCCGCGCCCTCGAATTCAGCATAATACGCTAAGTCCGGCTCATCTTTGAAAGCAATAGCGTTCGCACTTCTTAACCGACGGTTTAAATCGCTCATAAACGCTTGAATTAGCCCCATTTCATCAGCTTCGATAAATAACACTACCTGAATATTTTTCGCCTTCATACGCTTACCTAGCACCATTTGACCACTGTATTTAGCAGGTGTCGTCGTTTGAATATCATATTCATTTGTTTGTCGTCCATAGACATTAATTGTTTCTACTCGCAAATCGTTATTTGAGTAATAACTGTCGATATTCCGACCATCTACAAGCAATGAAAAAGGCGAACTGATTATCAGCTCACCCGTCTTCTGCCCTGGACTTTCATATTCAACTTCAAACATTAATACGCACCTCCTAAATACGATTCTTCTAAGTTTGTAACTCTTGTGTTCTCGTGATTAATATCTTCAGCAAAAGCCCTGTATGAGCGGTTGCCGAGATTTAAGTTGATGTTGGCATTCTGATTAATTTCAATACCGCGATCTATATCATCTTGCACGCTATGTCTGATATTTCTATCAATCGAGCCAATCTGACTATCTATATCAGCAGTAGTCGTTAAGTCAGGTGCAAACGAATTTGTCATATCTCTAGCGACATCCGTCACTGCACCGACTGCTCTACTAGCCATGCGGTTAATACCGATTTCCAGTCCTTGCATAGTGTACTCACCGAATGAACGGAATACTCGTGATGGAGAGTTGATTCCGAGTAAGTTTTTAGCACCTGCAATGGCATCTCCCACGACAGATTTAGCAGCATCTACCGCAGCGCCTGCCATATTTTTGATACCGTTTATCAACCCTCGAATTAAATCAGCACCTGCACTCACCATATCACCGACAAATCCAGTTACAGAAGATACTATTTGGCTCCCCATAGATACCACAGCACTTACTGCATTTGCACCACCGGAAACGATAGCGGAAACGAATTGCGACATTCCTGAAGTGATGTTCGACACAATTTGTGACACGAAGCTCACTATGCTACTTATCGCAGAGGAAATGAATGATGCAAAAGTCGATAGTGCACTTGATGTGCCAGATGCTATGCTACTTACGAAACTACTCATACCAGAAGCGATATTGCTAATTAAACTCGATACAAAACTTACTATCGAACTAATTGCTGATGATACAAATGATGAAATCGCTGATAACGCACTTACTGTACCGGAAATAATTGAGCTAACAAAGCTCGCCATCGCACTAATAATCGTCGAAACAATACTTGCTCCGAAAGAAACAATTGAACTGATCCCTGATGCAATAAAACTAACTATCGCATTTAACGCACTTGCTGTACCACTAATTATTGATGATACAAAAGATGCCATTGTTGAAATGATACTGCTGATAATGCTTGCTCCAAATGCAACAATGTTCGCTATAGTTGAAACTATCCATGTAACGAAGTTATTCTTAGCTTCAATAAGTTTCATTGCTATTGTTAAAGCGAATTGAGTTAAAGAAGATGTTACTGTTGAAGCTAACTGTATGCCCCAAGTAACAATCGCAGCGATAACACTAGCTACCCATTGAATAATAGAATTGTACGTTTGGGCGAGACCTTCAGAAATTATTGTGACAATCGTATTCCACAACGCTTCAAAAATCCCTTGCCCCTGCTCTCTGAATTGATTGAACGTTTCAATAATCAGGGCAACACGTTCTTGTATAAATGTCGAGATAAACGTCCAGGCCGTGTTTACAATGTTTCGGAACCATTCAAGTTCCTGATAAGCCATAACAAATATCGCAACAAGCGCTGTAATCGCAGCAATAACAATGCTGACAGGACCACCTAAGAATGATAATGCAGCGCCCAACAAGGAAATAGCACCTTTAACCAGTGCAGATTGAGTGAACAATCTAATCAGCATACCGATGAATGGTAGCAAGACTTTGGTTACGACTAATATTGTTGGCACGAGCATCATAAATATACCTGCCAATGTCGTAATAACCCCAATAACTTGCGCTACTATTGGATTCGTTTTAAACAGCTCCGCCGTCCAGGCAATAATCGCATTAACAACCTCGAGGACAACTTGTGCGATTGGAGCCATAGCAACTGCAAAGTTCACTACCATCATCACGATGTTACCGATTAAGCTGACGACTGTTGGTCCATTCGTTTGAATGTAATCAATGAATTTCTGAAATCCGTCGGATTCTTTAATAGAGGCGGACCATTCTCTAAATCTCTCCATCATATCCTGTAAACCATCTAATACAAGGGAAGTATTTTCTCCGAATGATGAGAACAGGTTAATAATTCCGTGGAAAGCATCACCAAAAATAGAACTGATCTTCGGCATATTCTCATTCACATAATCCGTAAATGCTTTAAAACCGTCATTTTCTGCCATACGAGCTGACCAGTCTGCAAACTTAGTGCCCATATCCTCGAATGCACCGGCGACATTTTCAATCAATGGCATGCCGGCGTTGACCATATCGACTAAACCTTTACCAAACTGTCCCAATCCGTTAATGACACTATCGAATACCGTTGAGCCTTTCGTACTCATGTTGTCGTAGAAACGCAGCATTGTTGGCGATTCTTTCATGAACTCTTTAAATTTATTCGTCATACCCGTCATGGATTGAACCACATCGTTGATAAATGGTGTTAAGCCTTCCAGTGCAAACTGCGCCCCATAGATAGCTTGTCCCATCTGCATAAATATCCTGTCGATGTTTTGGTCTACAATACCACTCCATGCCGATTTAATGCTGTCTAAGGCTCGTGTGAAAGCACTGGATGACTCTGTTGCTTCAAAGGCTTCATCGTTGTAGCGAGACAGTACAGAAGCAACTAAGCCGCCATATGCAGCTGCGCCTAAACCTGCCACACCTAATGCACCCACAAATCCAAGTAAGTTACCGACCGTCACACCTAAAGCATTACCGAGTGCCATAATTGCTGAAGTTAAGCTTGCGATAATCGGAATTAGAGCACTAAATGATGCAAGTAATCCTCCACGTATGACATTACCCAGTACAATCCCGACTGCAGAAATCATCTTTGCAAGTCGCATGAGCTCGTTTTGGAAATTGTCGTTCATTCGATCAACATCATCGACGAATCTTCTTAGGTTATTCCGAGCTCTATCTACTCTGACAACTACGTTTTTTACTATGTCTCTTGCCGAAAAACGTCGAGCGAGTGCTTCCGCTTGTAGTAGTCCCCGGCGGAACTTACTAATATCAGCATCAACTTCAGTTTCGATTTCGTTAGGTAATGCCGTAGCCATCGCTTGCGCTTTCTTAACATTACGCTCAAAATTGCGGATATTCGCTTGAATTTCTGCGATAAATCGACTGATGTTATCCATCGCTCCACTCCTTTCTTACTTATCTATTTTGAATTTTTATTATCTAACCAGCGTTGCAATGCTCGTTGTCTGACAATGCGTTTTGCACGTTCATGTTTGCGCTTTTGTTCTTTATCAAATTCATAAGATGATTTTGTTTGATTAATTAGCGCACGTTCTTCATCAAGCTTTTTACTGATGGCCTTAACGTTTTTACCATTATTTAATTGAGCGAACATAATGGATTGTGTACGCATATCTTCCAGGCCGTCTAATCGGCGGTGCCTGGCACCCTTAATCATTTGCTCCCATTCGTGCGGAGTCAGTAATTCTAACTCTTGAACAGAAATATAGCCGATTAACTGGATTGTCTTTTCAATCACATAATCAAAATCTAAGCCTTGACTTCGTACGGCGGATTGCCTGTGATTTCCTCGTACAGTTCCTTGAACATTTCGATTGAATCCTTCTGTTTGTCTTTCTCCTCGCCTTTCAGCTTCGAATAAGAACGATGCATCATGAACCATAGTGTCTGTAGCTTTCCCTTGTAGTACCCGCCCTCATTGAGTAAGCGTAAAGCTCCAACAAAATAAGGATGTAAGTCTGATTCATCCGCAATATCTTCAATCGCTTCAGCAATATCTTCTAAAGATGGCGCTTCTTTTTTATAATGTGATGTCCCACAATGCCAGAACTTAACAAGCGCATCAGGGTCTTGCTGCATAAGCCCCATAAAGATAGATGTCACTCCGTCACCTTTTTGTTCTTTACCTGTTTCTTCATTCAATTCATTTTTAGCGTACTTTTCAGCCGTTTTACCAAATAAATAAGTGCCTTTTGCTTTATATACATTTTCATTAATTCTTAATTCCTTAATCGCTTCAGTCATAAAAATCTTCCTTCCAATTCAAAATAGATAAATAAAAAAGAGTGGCAAAAGCCACCCTGTTATTAAACTTCTTGTGTCGTTGCATCTTCCAAATCGCCTGTTGCAGCTCCGATTTCTTCGTATGCTACTTGTCCTGCGAGTGATGGATCTAAAATTTCATCTGGTAGTTTCGGCTCTTCACCATCAGCCGAGTTAAGTTTCACTTTAAGCGATACTTCAATTGTGTCGGATTCATCATCAACAGATAATGAGCGTGACTCAGGGATTACATAAGCGAAAGTTGAGTTATGTTTTGCAGTTTCTCCTGTACCAACTAAAGTGTTATCGATAATCCAAAAACGCATCTGTCTACCGTATTTACATGCGTCTTTAAAATCTCTATCTGCCGTAAATGTTGGATCATAGGGGAACGTCACCGAAATCGTTTCTTCAACTATGCCCCCACTCCAATCTTTACGATTACCTTTGATTGATTCTCTTAATTCGTTCTCAATTTCATGTGAAAATTCACTCGTGCCAGTCATGACATAATTTTCAGCTGTTGCTTGTGCTGTGGGAACGCTTGTCGGAATACCTAGTAAAGTCCATTTATCTACTGCCATTTACTTCATCTCCTTGTTAAATGTTTAACGACATACCGCAATTGCAATATGCCGTGTGATGTTTCTAAATCTATATCTGGAATCGTTTGTTTATTAATCAGTCTGATTCTTTCAACTTCGTAATATTGCATGACCGGATTAGCCGTCGCATAGTGTTCTAAATCGGTCAGTAAGACACGGGTCATGTCTGCCGTTGTATACCTACCGGAGCGATAATACAGATGCAGTGTGAGTGAGATTTCTTCCGTGTGTGAAGCACTGGAATACGCTCTCGATATACTGGATTCTCCGACAATAATATATGTGAACGGTGTAATCTTGTTCATGTTTTCGTCATAGCCGATACCGTCTTGCTGTCTGTCGTAAATGTTCCCATTCACTTTTTCCATCATTGGAGATTGCAGTAGGTTATTCATGACAGAACGCACTAAATCTTGTTCAGCTGATTTATATCGTTGCACCTGCATCACCCCCTAAAGTAGTTTTTAAAGTATTGTTCAGTAATATCCATTGTCGGTCTCCAAAACGGCTGAGCGACCATGCCATAAGTTGTGAAGAATTGACCGTCTTTGTAGTATGTCCATGGTATTTTCTTAGCTCGTGAACCTCCTGGGCCAGTCGCATGGATTCCTGTGCCATATTCAAGGTAAATCGCAATGGGAGACCCCACTAATACAGTACCGTTAAAGCCTCTGTATGTTGATTCGATGGAATCACGAGTATCACCCGTATCCACCGCTATACGCCGCCTAGATTCGTTATATGCGATTTCTGTAGTCGTTTCGATACCACGCTCTGCCCAATCCTTTACATCGTTTGACCACTCTTCTAAATCAACAACGATTCTATTTGTTCGAGCCACCACATCACGCCCTTTCGACCGGAGCGCTTAACACTTCATTCTGTCCGCCCTGGTCCTGCAAGTCACCTTTGAACTTATACTTCACATCACCATAAAAAAACACATCAGACCGAGTAATATCCGTACCAAACGGAATATAAAGCACTCGATCTAATGTGATATTTAAGTTGTGGTAATTAATCTGCTGTGAAGATGTCGGTGTATCCATGAAACCTTGAATCGTGTGTTCAGATTCTTTTATAGTCTCTTTCCACGGGTAAACTGTCTTATCAACGACTGTTTCAGAACGGACGACTCTTAAAGTGTGAGGATATTCATCATATCTATTATTTGAATACATGAAACTTCGCCCTCTTTCGCACCATAAACCTATCGAGTAGGCTCATTAAGTGTTTCGGGTAGGTTGTTTCATGTTCAGCGTATGTGTAGCTGACAGACCCCATAGAACGTGATTTTAAGTTACCTTTCACATCCGCCCGTTGATTATGTTCAATCGCGCCGGCTATAAACTTAGCGATGGCAAAAGGATAGTCAGTGAACCCCTCAAAATCATTATTTGTCTGATACTTCACATCTTCGAGTAAATCGAGGACATCTTTTTCAAACAAATCTGTTTTCGCTTCATCAATGACAATGCCGTTTGCTTCCAGTAGTTCACGTACTTCTGCTATGAGAGTTTGTGACATTTAATCACTCCTCTTCTTTTTTAGTTGCCTTCTTACGTGTAGGCTTCACTACTTTGTAACCTTGAGGCGCATAAACCACTCTATGCGCCTTTTCAGTTACTTCCAGAGTGTTGCCGTCTTTTTCAATCTTAATGAGTTTAGACATTTAATCACTCCTATATTCTTTTATTCACCTGTGCCAGCGGCTGGTGTCAGCGCTGCGAAGGCATCAGGCTTAACGTTCATGAATGCCACATGCATAGTCGCGCGTAATGCGAACATGTCACGCTCAAACAGTGATACAGGCTGTCCTGAAGCATCATCAGCAGTTAAAGTAGTGAGTGTTGCATCTTCAGAGATAGCGTACTCAATTCCTTGTAAAATACCGTATCGTGCATAGTCCCAATCTCCGAACAACGCTTGCGCTTGCGTTTTGTCGAATGAAGCGCCTTGTGTGTAAGCAATTGGTAATCCGAGCAGTTCGTTCTGACCGTCAAATACCGGCTGACCGTTGTTATCTAAAGCGCCACGCATTTTTCCACGGAATGAACGTGTAGATAGAATGCCGTTCGGATCATGTTCATTTTCTTCAATCAGTGAGAGCGCACCGTTTGCATCTGCGTATAGGTTACCTGTGTCAACCACGATATTTCCTTCTGCAGTGGCACCTTCAAAGATTGATGTACCTGACGCGCCGTATGGTGTATCTTTGCCGAATAGTGCAGCAGCATCAAACTTCTTGTAGAATGTTTCAGCGATTAATGGGCGAACTTCATTAAAGAAGTCTTTTGCTGTATAGCGTAAAAACTCTTTAGAAAGTGGAATGATGACCCCGACTTTTTTCGCTTCCATTTCAGCTTGTACATACTGTGGTTTAGAAGTCTGAATACGTTCAGTCTCTGATACCCAGTAAGCGCCTAAGCCTTCTGCTAGGTACGTGAATGTCTTTTTAGGTGCTGTCATTGGTTCAGCTTTCGCAAGTTGCATCACTGCTGAACCTTGCATCACATCTTTAACAACTAAGTTACCTTGTTCTGCAGGAATAAATCCTGTCTTTGCATCTTGTAGTAATACGTTATCTGGTGTGTAATTTGGTACTGCCATAGTTAATCGTCTCCTTAAATTTTATTGCGGATATTGGCTTCCGCCGCCATTTCCATAATCGACTGTGCTTGCGGTACTGATGCACCTGCACCATCAATGACATCTCTGCCACCGGCTTTAAAGCGTTCATCGACTTGTGCTTGAATCGTCGCATCTAAATGCTGTTTCAGCGTGTCTAAGTTCGCACTCGTTGTTTCTTCATCCTCACCCACAAAGAAATTAACAATCTCTGTTGGTAATGCTTTATCTTGCGCCAATTTCAGCGCTTTAGTTTCTAAATCCTTACGTTTCGATTCTTTATCACGGTTTTCAAGCTGCTCTTCTAACAGACGAATACGCTTCTGTTCTTCAGTCTCTTGTGGATTTCTTTTTGCAACCTCATCTTCAACGAGATTTTGGAGGTTGTTGTCTTTCCACGTTTGCAGTGATTTATTGTGATAACGATCGAGTGTTGGTTGAATGAATCGCTTACCTTCGTCTGTTTCTAAATAACTTCTTACGTCCTCTTCAGAGACCGTTTTGAATTCATTTAGTACAGCCTGTACCTCTGAATTGTCCTTATTACTTTCTAAATACTGTTTCAATTCCTGTAAATCCATATTGATTTACTCCTTTCAACCGTCATGTACCGAAGTCCACAACGTTTGCATGTTATTTGCGCAAATAAACGCATGAAAAATAGACCTTTTAATGTCATATCTAGGACGAATTCATATTATTTACTCATCTGTTTAAATCAGCTAATGTATAGCCATCAAGATACCCAAACACTCATTTGGACCACCTCACGTTAGATTTTTAATGCCGTAACGATAAAGCATCACATCCTTTCGTGTGGTCATTCTTCAACTCGCATTTCTTTTAATCCTTTTTCAGTCAGTCTTAATCGACCGTCGGGGAAACGCTCAACTTCTGGCTTTCTATTCTTCTTCAACTCTTTAGCAATACCCGCGGTGTTTTTCGCAATTTCTTTTAAATAACGTTCTGATCTATCCACCACTATCACGCCCCCTTGAAGTATTGATAAGCCCAATAAACTAAAAAGAGTGTCGGCAGAAACTTAACTAATGTATACATCCATATTCCGAATACATCACCCATGAATACTGCAAATGTATTCCATAATGCAAAAGCTATAAACGCTATCATGAATGTAACTATTGCAGCAGATATATTTTTGTAAGTATTCATCCGTCCTCACTCCCAACCTTTATAATCATCACACATAAAATCAACACAAATAAGCACAGGAGAGTCATGACCGGTCTGCCTGTGCTTAACATATGGACTGCTATTAAGACGTACGCTAGAGCAATAGAACCGAAGAATACGGATACTTCATTTAGCTTCAATATCCCCAGCTCCCATCTTTCTTTTTATGAAATCCGCGCTCGACCATCTTCCGAAATCTTTTCGCATCAGTCATTAAGTTATGCTCTGTGCGTTCTTCTGTGGATGGCGATGGATTCTTGTACCACATCATTTGCTTAGATAATTGATTGTAATAATCTGGTGCAATATCATCTTCATGAAACTGCAGCCAATCTTGGTAATGGTCAAATGAAGTTTTTTCATATACTTCACGATGATCTGCACTCATTGTCTCGTCGTCTAACTGGTCCAGTTCAATACCATTCACACGATAACCTACAGAACACCGGCATCCCATGTTCTCCTGCATAGCATTGATACCTACCATCAAACGAGGACCTTTGCCGTATGATGCAGTCGCTTTCGAATAAAATAAGCCCTCATGGTCGGATGCTTGACCGTCTAAGACAATATGTGTTGTACGTACTCTTAAATCACGCTGAGACACCCATATGCGCTTTAAACGACTGCCTTCATCGACAAAACGTTTACCGCGTTCTTTATCATCGAATTTAAAACCTTTTGGTGCTTTATCTGGTTTATCTTTCAACTGCTCGATTGCATTATCATAGCGTTGACCTATTTCAACTTCTGCCAATGATTCAGCGCGTCCTATTTCATACGTTGATACACGCTGAACTTTACTTGTGTACTTCTCTGCAATACGCTTCAAACGCTTCTTAGTCGCTGCAGGATTGATATTGTCATTTACGCTTGAATTCAGCGTACCTTTCAGCTCCCGCAGCATATCGTTTCTATGATGCGATAATGTGTTCAGCAAGTCGTATTCTTCGGTGTCCTGTTTTAATAATTTACGTAACTCCAGTAACTTCGGGAATGCCAGCACTGGTGCCAATCCAGTTAATCCGGACAATAAAAAAGCACTACCCACTGTCGAATGGATAAATGCCAGTACTTGTGCATATGCGATTGTTTTATACAATGCTGAATAGTCAGCTGTAATGTCTTGTTCAAGCTGCTTAATCGCCTTGTTTAAACGATTGTATTTGTTTAAAGCTTCCAAGCTATCCTCATCTGCATAGTTGCTCACTAATGAGTCATATGTGCTGATAATCGCATTAATACGTGTCTGAAACCGCTGGTGTATGCTGTTCTCAGTCATTCCAATAAGCGTATCAATTTGCCGTCCTAAATCATTCCAGTTCATCGCCCTCAACTCCCTTTATTGGAAGTTCGCTGTTGAATCTGTCATCTTCTTTTCGCATTTGTTCCAGTTCTTGCTCCGGATCTTCGACCAATGTCGATTGAGCCAATCGTGTTTGATTTGATACTTGGCCATTTAATGCACTCAATACCTGTGCTTCTTCCAGTTTGTTCACTGGAATATTACGTGTCCATAAGTAACTCACGTTTAAATAGTCCAAATCATCGCCTGTGCGCTTATTCTTACGTTTCCAGATGCTATATAACACTTTGAACTGGTAACGTAGTGCAGCTGTCATCTTGCGCTCAAATGTGATGCATTTATTCTCCAAAGCCATTAACTTTAAGTGCATACCAATTACAGGTACATTGCCGTTAAACTCATCGCTATTGAAGTTGACTGATTTAGCAAACCGCATGATATTTTTCTCTAAACGATCCAAATGATTTTCAATCATCGTGTCATTAACATCCTTCGTCAGGTACTTCACATCCTGTCGTTCATCGTACAGCTCAAATGCTCCCGACTTCTGCAGGTCCTGAATCTCTTCTTCATCCATACCTAAACCGCGTAACACTAAGTAGGCTAACCGTGTCTGACTAATCTCTGATGAAGCATCGGATAATGTTCTATCGTAGCCATCAATCAATGCAATCACACGTTCCACATCGCCTATCATCTCTTCATTGTTGGGCACACCGAATAATGGATTGTAATCAGCCAGGCTGTCAAAACGTTGTTCAAACCGCATGGATTCTTCCCCGCCACGGAACCGATGATAAAAGCCTTGCTCATCGTAAAAATCAGCTTGATAAACAACTTCGCCTGTCTTTTCGTTCTTTATCGGGAAATAATGCAGTGAGTATTCAGGTTCGGATATGTCTTCACCTAAGAAGACCACGTTGTATGGTTTAACATTCTTAATGCGTTCGTTACCTTCGACATCAATGTAAATGATCCGTGCAGCGTAACCACATATCGCTGCCATCTTCCCTAACTCTGAATCTTTGTCAGGAACATTGTTTAACAAATTGAACTGTTTAATTAATTTCGTTTCTTCGTCGTCTTCATCTTTGTAAACAATTGGCACACCGTGTAAGTAGCCTGTTCGAGTATCCACAATTTCCACATCAAATGCGTTATTCAGTTTGTTATTGATAAATTGGTCAATTCTTCTAACATTGCCACCCGTTTCAAAGTCCTCATATTGGTTTTTAGGTTCATGCTGAAATACCGGTATCGCTTCCTGTTTCGCTTTATAACGTTCATACAGCTCAATCATCCTGTCACGGTCTGGTTTATGCTTTTGAATCAATTGCTCGATATGTTTAGGCTGGATGCCTTGCTCTTTGATTTCTCTAATGAGTTCTGTGTCGTTCACCTTACGCACCTCGTTTCGTTTTATCGCGCTTACGTATACGTTCCATGCTGTAACGTAGCGCATCTAAAAAGTGATTATATTCATCAATCGGTTTATTAATCGGTTCGTCATGTTTGTTTTTGTCCCATACATAGTTGGAGAGCTCATTAATCGCATTACTGCATTTCGGATGCACAAATATAGTGTATTGCTGAATGTACTGGATGCCGTGCTTGATGCTATCCGGTCCTTTATCAGCCTTGATGACCTTGCGTAAGCCATGCCTTCTTAAATCAGCTATGGATTTAGGCTCTGCACTATCTGCAACAATGACCTCTTTTGAGTAACCTTTATCGGTTATTCTGCTTGCGATTTCATCATTAAGAAGTGCTTTCTCGTATAACTCATCAAAGATGTATAGTTCTCGATTCACCGGATCAACTAATGCAGCACTCATTGCAGTTGGGTCGTTCGTGTAACCAAAGTCAAGACCGAATGCAGATTCAACTTTAGCGCGCTTACTGATTTCTGATATATCGAATAGGCGTTCATGCCAGTTTTCGTAAATTCCACCTTCAGCAATTCCCCATTCACCCAAGCCCTCGATTTTGTAACGTCTTGGTGACTTAACTTTCATTTCTTCGAATAGCTCAATATCTGCTTCATCTAAGAATTCATTGCACAAGTAATTTGTCGTTTTTGTAAATACATTCGGCGCATCTGATTTAAAGAATCGTTTATTGAGCCAATGCTTTTCACTCCACGGGTTAAATGTGAGTGTAATCTGCTTGAACAGTCCGCCCGTATAACCACGAATAGACATATCTATTTTGTTGAAGTCATCTTCTTTTCTGACTTGAAAAGCCTCTTCAAACCAAGCCCAGCATAAGTAACCATGCTCAACTGTCGCGGATGTCACACTCATTGGATCATCGAGACCACGGAACAATATCTTTTGTCCGGTAGATTTACGTATAACCTCCATCGGAGAGACCTTCCAGTCAAACTCCTCATATGCACCTAACTGACGTGCGGCCCATTTCAGCTGTGCATACGTGCTGTCCTTATGGTCTTTAAATACCTGTCGGATTACTAATAAGTTTGCATCTGGATGCTCTATCAGTCTTGATATAAAATTAAGAGCGGTTGTAGTAGATTTCTTACTACCACGACCGCCCTTTAGCACTCTATATCTTTGTGTATTATTCCAAAAATCTTTATAGCCTTTGCCGACTACATCTTTTAAATGGATAACTTTACTCATCTAAATCATTCACAATAGTGATGCGTTCAGTTGTGTCAGTAATCTGTTTATCAGTCCACATTGCATAACGTTTACCGAGTAGTTCAGCAGCTTTAGTACGTTGAGAAGTATCAGCTCGTCTTTCATGCCGTTCTACTTCACTTGCAAAGTCTCCCGTCGGCACAAGTATCAACTCTTCGTCCTGTTGTTGCCCTCGCATTACTGCAGTAAGGTACTCCATCACTTCCTTAGCATCAGCAACAGCTTTGCTCTCCAATTCCTTCAAACGTGCATCAATTGCAGATTTCACTCCTACATTGTCCAATAGCTTGTGAGCTTGCTTATTAGCATAATTTTCACTGTAACCTGCATTAATCGCAGCTCTAACTACGTTCGCATGTATGATGTACTCATCCGCAAATCTCTGCTGCTTCAGTGTCAACTTTTTTTCTTTGCTCATCTCATTTACCACCAACATTTCACGTTATTCACTTAATTTATTTGCTTACTCAAAACCAACGGCAACTTAATATTATATGGTGAAGTGAGAAGTTACTCGTTGGTTTTCAATATACAAAAAAGACACCTTAGTTGGTGTCTATTAACGATTATATTTACCAATATGATTAGATGTAATTTTGTATGCATCATCTATTTCTTCTAAATCCTTTTGCATAGCATCAGTTCTATTTATTCTCGATACATGTAACACTCTTTTTTCATGTTCACTGTTACTTAAAATCAACATTCTCCAAATAGCACCTTTGTCATCTACGAAATATTCCTCTACATCCTTATTCATTTTAATATTTCCCAATACAATTAACCTCCAGTATTTGATACATCCAATATACCAAAAAACCGCCCATTACGGACGGTTTCACGTTCAATATATATTAGGAGGAGGACTCATGCCGGAGTCAGTCACTTGGTCGTTGAGCTTCGCCGTCCCGACCTACCTCATATTGTACAGTCACTTTTCCATTTGCACCTAACTAATTAAGTAAATTAAGTTTCTTAAATTTCTTAATAGCTAAACTCCTTGCATATTTCTTTCATAAGCTGATTCACTCTCGGCTCTGATAGTCCCACCTGATCAGCAATTTCTTTATAGATGTACCCGCTCAATCTGAGATTTAATATTGTCGCTAATCTTTCATCAGTGATGCGGTTCCATCGGTTTTGGATATACCGAGTTTTGTTCTCTAAACGAGTCAGTTCCTGGTCCATTTTCATCAGACGTTTCATTTCGTTAAATACGGGATCTGTATTTCCACCCTGCGGTTTTGGTAGCGTTGCTTCAATACCATATTGCCCGATATTGCCGCCGCCTACCTCATCTTGATATTCTTTTCGCAGCGCTGTAATACGCTTGATATAGTACGGGTAGCTGTTTATTAACTCCATTACTTTATCCGCTGAATAAACTTCGTTAGTCGCATAATTCATAATTCATCTACACCCCGTTATCATAATTGTGTAATCTTCACGGCTACATGGTCAGTGTGTCCGTATTCTTTATTAATGCTTAGTGTGATTATTTGTGAATCATCTTTATAAACTGTGTTGTTGCATGCATCAAGTATCGCTTTGGCCAAATTATCTAAGTCAGGCTTCTTTGTATATCTCAATTCACCGCTCTTCACGGCTTCTAATTTCTTTTTGGTGTAAGACTTAGGCGGAGTGAAAACAAACGTCAGGCGCATGGCTAATGGTCGGTCAGTCATGGTCAGTTGTTCCTTGTTCATCTCGCTTAGTGCCGCATATTTTACGATACGTTTATAGTTGATGCTTTGCCTTGAATTGACTGCTTTTGATTTACCGGTAGCTGTTCGATACACTCTTGGACGGGGTTGCGGTACTGGACGTCCCTCTACTTTGAATTCGATCAAATATAATTACCTCCCGAGTATCTCTTTCACTTTATCTACGATAGTCTGTTCTTCCGAACCATCTGTAGTTGCCGTCATGATTAATATCCGCTCGCAAGTCTCTGAAAGTTGACTGCATTCTTCGTGTTGTACTGATTGATAATATCCTGCCCCGTAAATCCGTAGTAATCGAGTATCGATAATACATAGACAAGTATACTTTCAGCCGACATAGCGCCATTCGATAAGTGATATATCACTCTTTTTACAGCTGCGCGGTCTTGAAGTTGCTGTTTGTCTTGAAGCTCACTTTCTACATTACCTGCGATAAATTCAGTCTTTGCTGTTGATTTGTTCAGTCGCAACATACAGAAGTGAATGACATCAATCGCTTCATCCAGTACATCATCCATATTCATATCTTTGCGCTTCCAATACTTCCATGACTTGAAGCAAGCGTTTATAAATTCATGTAGTTCTACGTTTAAGGCGATGCTGTGCTCCATTGCCATTGTTGACATCCAATCTGATTCGCTGATACCTAATTCTTCACGCATCGCTGCATCCAGTTTGTTTTGTTGTGTCAGTAAGTAGATTAGATCCGATTTGTTTAGTAGTGTATTCATTTCTTCTTCCTCCTCATCAATATAACTGTCGTAACGTAATACGCTAGTGCTGCGAGTAGTATTTTAAGTGTGAGTGTCATTGGTTATCACCTTCGTAGATATTTCCACATACAATGCCATCTAACATCTCAATGACGTACACCAAAGAAGTGTTGTATTTATCACGCTTACCGATTCTTTCCACATACCATCCTGAGTGTTCTAATTCATGGTAAAAATCTGGACTGTCCGTAAACTGTCCGAATCTCACAATAAATTCTGGTTTTTCATCTGGGAAGGCTCCTCGTTTTAGTATGTCGCCTTCGTAAATCTCTTTGCCATTTTTATCCTTAAGTCCTGTGTATTGCATGAGTTCGGAAGCTTTCGGATTGAACTCCCACTTTTCAAGAATAATGTCCTTTCGTTCATTCTTAGTAGGAACAATCATCTCTTTAACCTTATTGTCATAGAATCTAAATTTAATCTTTCTCATCACTTCATCCTCCACAATCTATAAATTAGTATTGCCAACACCACACACCCTGCACCGAGAATATACGGTGCTGTTTCCAGTAACAGTGTAAGCCATGTGTAGACGGTCATTCCGACGGGCCATTTTCTGCACGCTCTACACGACTAGCACGAACCTCTACAAAACCATGCTCCAAAGTGTCTATAACTGCTACTGGATAAGCAATTTGCCCTGCTGTTTGGTCTCTCAACATCGGCGTAAAGGGTTCAGCGAACTGAAATACTCCAATTAGTTCTCCGTAAACATATACACCATTGATTTTTGTCTTTACTTGTTTACTCATTGTTATCCCCGCTCTCATACAACGTGTAGTAGCCGTCGGCATCAATTTTAATCCCGTCTTTGACAGTCGTTGTCCCGGAAATTAAATCTTTTAGCCATTCGTTATGCTCCGTGTAGCATTTCTCACACATATGTTCTTTCACAATAGGTTTCACCGTGCATTTTGTGCAGTAGTCTACCTCGTCATTTTTTAGCATCGTAATCACCGCTTTCGTTTATAAATCTATTCAATCGATTCTTTAAGGTATCCATATCAATTCCGTCATAAGGACTAGTAGATACATATTCATTCAATTTCTCCCAAGCCTCAGCCTTCCGATACTTCTCTTTCAACTCTGTCACCATTTCAACAACTTCTCCACTCCCATTTGTAATAGAGTTCAGCTTGTATAAGTCTGATTCGATCTGGTTGAGGTAGTTAGTCATTGGATTCTCTCCTTTACATCTTTCGGCATTTTCTCGACCAATCCACGTTCTGATTTGAATTTCTGATACTCCTCGTGATTCACATGTAAGATTCCGATATTCTCCGCCAAAGACTGCACCCTGTTTAACGTGTAGCCGCCTGCTGTAGGTATGACGGTGTACAGGTACTGATCTTTCTTGTTATATAATCTGCGACGATACTTGAAGCCTGTTTTAGTAACCGACTGCTCGACTGTGAAAATATCTAGTTGCTGCATGGTTCTCACTCCTTAAAAGGCAAGTCGGTACTGACCGTTGTCATATTGAGTAAACTTAATTTGCTCACTCTTTTTTAAATCTTTGTTGTACACTTTAACAATCGTTTCAATAATTTTAGGTATCGTATTTAAAAGCATCAATTCATCTTCGGTAACATTAATTGCAGTGACTAAACGTTTCGTATCCGCACCAGCATCATAAATATTTTTAATTGCCGATATGATTTTGCCTGTCGGTTTTTCCATTCTGAATCGCATGATGACGTCATCCGCAAACATATATGCATCTTCTTCATGTTTAACCTCGAATAGTCCATACTCTAAAATTTTGGCAACTGAATGCACTCTTAAATCTTTTGATTTACCTAGTATTCTGGTCGCTTGTGCCCAAGGCATTCCTGTATATTCCTTGAACTCTTTTAACTTCTCGTAATTTTCATTACCTTGCTTAATGTGATATTCTACGTGCTGCGGCGTCGTCCACTTCACAACATCAGAGTTCGCTTTTTGTAATGTATTTTCTTTCATATCTGTCTGAATAATGAATTGTACTGGCGCGCTTACTTCTTCGTGCGCTTTCAGTCTGTGCTGACCGTCTACCACGTTCATATGCTTGTCCACAATAATTGGCGGGAACGTATAACCTTCGTTGATAGACTCTTTTAATCGATTCACATGATTTTTACTAATATCTCTGTTTTCTTCTAAGAAATTAAAATCTTCATAGTTCGTTGTTTCGTAAACACTGTATGCGACTGGATAATCTTTTGTAATCATTATTTAGTCCTCCTAAAATAGTTCTAATTGTCCGCTTAGCGGCTGCCCTACCACCGTCACACTTAAATACCGTATGCCATTCCGTTTTACCATCGGACCGCTGCTAATCATCCTCACTTTGAATCTCAATGCGTTCCAGCAATCTTCGCAGGTTTTACGTTCTTCAATCACCTTCATATTTTCATCGTTATAATCGTAAAGAAACGGTAACTCGTCTTTAAACTGATTGCACTCTTCGCAGCATTTCATATAAAATCCATCAGACTAGTCTGTTCTCCTCTTAACGAATTCAGCTTTAAACCGTCCTTGTACGCTTCAAATTCTTCATAGGGTACAAATCTGTCACCGATGTACACATCGTCGTTGTACACCACTTCATAACCATTTTTAGCCTTAATGAATGTCGCTGTACCTATTGGGTCGATGCGATGGTTGTATAGGTTGAGTGTTTTAGCCATCTACAGCATTCCCTTCTCGACCAACGCATCTAACGAGTTTTTCAATTTAACTTCCACATACCTCATTGTTTTATATGTTTCTCCTGGCCACTCCGGATACGATGGGTCATGTAAATATGCCGGGTTAATATCACCTACATGCGTGCAATCGAATCCGTAAACATCATCGTGTTCGTAAGTAATGCCGCAATGAAAATGTTCGTTGATAATCTCGCGCGCATCATCAGTTACGCTGTCTAAGTGCAGGTATCCACATAGGTGTCCCATGCCTTTGATACGCTTTATTTCGCAAAAAACATTTTGATAGCTGAATGATTTATAATCGCCTTCGTCATTTATTTTTTGTTCAATTTGGTAATGATTTTCTAGTTCCATATTTACGCCCACTTTCTGAATGTATGTTCAAATAAATCTCTCGTGTAGTCGCTTGGCTTCCACTCTGCCGGTTTCACTGGTACATTCTTAAATACTTTAATCGCTTCTTTTCGTTCGTCATTCGTGGGTACAGGTGCAAATTTAGCTCCATGTGTGCGTTTTACTATCATCGTTTCACCCTCCAGTTTGATTAATGTTTTCGTTAAGTTGCGCTTCTTCGCTGCATTAGAACTTAAAAAGTTTAAAGTAACTAATTGCTCCCCGGTCACTTCCGCAATCTGATGCATCGTGCCTTCTGTAACAAATTCATCATTGAAGTAATACGCGTATATCTGTCTGCGTGTGCCGATCTCAATAACGGTATACTTCGAATGTCCTCGATTCGCCATAGCGCGCGCTCGTGATTCAGACACTCCCAACGCTGCTGCAATGTCTTTAATCGTGCCAGTAGCGATAAACGTATCGCCTTCGTAGGCTTCATATACTTTCATGACACTCCTCCTAACACTTCACGGCGCGAACATCTTCCAATGTCCGTCCGGTTTGTTTTAGTTTATTCAGCAGTGGCTTTGGAATCGGCATCGGGAAATCTTTTTCCTGCATCCTCATGTATTTAATGCGGCCAATAATTTGAAGTAGTTCCTCGCCCTCGATTTCCGGCTTTGGTGCCGGTCCATATACATGACTGGATTTCCGAACCGGTGTATTGATCGCACGCTCTTTCGTCCATCCCTGCTTAAATCTGCCTTGTAGTGTTTTATTTGCGATGCCATTCTGTCTTGCAGTATTGATATCGTCCTCTGTTAGCTCTACACCGTAGATGGTGCGTTTCCGATTAACTCTGGAATACCGTTCATGCGGCTGCATAGATATAGCTTCTTCTATCGGCCACCCTTTACTTAATCTGCTGCTTAACGTTTTAGTTTTAATGCCATTTTCTTCAGCAATTTGTTTTTGTCTTTCAGTCAAATCTCGTAAGCCTGTCATTGTCATCCCTCCAAAGATGCGCCAATACTTCCGCTAATTTCCTCCTAACATGCGATTGTGGTGTCTTTAATAACATTTGAATGTATTTGTCCCCGAATAAGTTCAATGCGTTTATATCGTCTTTTACGATGGTTTCTCGATTCAATAATTTATCAGCGAGCGCCATTTCCGGAGGAACGGCGACCTCGACTGGTTTTTTTAGAGTGTGCAGCATTATTTAACCCCTTTCATGCGGTAGTCGTCACCATCTATAACAATGGCTTTTGCTTTTTCCATCATTCGAGAAAAGACTCGATACAATGCCTGTGATGATCTGAATTGTTCGCTCGTTAAATTTGTCGTATAGATAGTGCATTTATTCCGTCGTGCATCGACTAATCGGAATAGTTCTGACACTTCCCACTCACTCATTCGATTTGCGCCGACATCATCTAAAATTAGTAAATCAGCTTCTTTTGCAAATTTGAAAATCGGATGGACTTGGTTTAAGTCTTTAAAGCCTTGTTTCAACTTATCTACATAGTCCGGCAGCGATATGAATAACACTTGATAATCCTGCGCTCTTAACTGATTGCGGACTGCAGCTGCGAGATGTGTTTTTCCTGTTCCAAAAGTACCCTGTACTAATAAGCAATTTGATTCAGATAACATCTCGTCAAAATGATTTGCATAGTAACGCATCTTTTTCGTTGCTTGCACTTGCTCATCGCTATTCGCCTGGTAATTATCGAATGTCTTTTCTTTGTAATCGCCATGCATAATACTCGCTTTCGCAAAAGCATCAGCTTTTATCTTTTTCTGTTGGTCGTTTACAAACTTGATGCGGTCACATATACATCCGGATTCATTCTCTTTCACTTCACCGTCTGCGAAAGTGATCTGCACAATTTTCAAATCTTTACCGCAACCGTCACACTTCTCGCCGGTATATTCGACTTCGGAATGCTTGATTTTGTTCTCGTGCATCATCTTTTTGATTTGTTCCATATCTGCCCTCCTCTAAAATCCTAGTTTTTCAGTTAAACTTTTTTCATAGTCAGTATTAAGATCGACTTCTTGGTGTCCGTTCTTGAAATTACCCACTTGTTTCCTACCTTTTTCTTGTACAATCTGTTTGTTGGTTTCGATGGCATCTTCTGAATACCGCTCTTGATTAATGAATACTTCTGGACCACATATAAATTGAATTTCGTCCTGTGTTTTTAGATAGATTTCAGTAGCTTTGAAGAATTGTTCTTCGCCGACTTCTTTAATAGCTTTATCGAATTTAGTTCTGACTTTCTTCTTGCTGCCGGTTTTCTTCGGATACAACTTCCACCATTTTTCAAAGAGCGCGATATCTTTCTCTTGATGGTTATTCTTATTGATAGTGTTATTAATGGAAGTGTTATTATTAGTGGTTATGTTTTCCGTCGTCGGTTTTTCCGTCGTCGGTTTTTCCGTCGTCGCAAAACGTAACGTCGGTATAAACTCGATAGTGTAGACGTTATGAGTGAATTGACTGCCCTGCTGCCGCTCTTGACTAACTGTGATATATCCCTTTTCTTCCAATAATCTTCGATGCTTATTAAACCGTTGCCGAGATATTCCTAAGAAGTCCGTTATATATTCAACAGTTGGATAAGCGGAGTTTCCATTACCTGAATAACTTGCAATGAAGGAATAAATCGCTTTAGCTTCGATACTCAAATCCTTATCTTTCATCACTTTCTTAGGTATGATGCCGTATCCCTCACTCATAACACCCTTTAATTCAATGCGATCTTGCTTCGACACTTTTATCACCCCTTATATATTTTTCTAATTTCATCTCCGTAAGTTTTATCCGTTACAAACTCCATGATTTCGTTTACACACTTCTTAGGACTCTTATAGATTTCAGAACCCGTAAATCTCATAACGTAATATCCTTCATTCAATAAAAATCTATCTCGAGACTTATCTTTCTGCGCCTGCTCTTTGGTTTTTTCGTGGTAATCATGCCCGTCGCACTCAATGACAAGTCTTACGCTCTTATCGTCATCTTCTAGGAATAACACTTCATATAAAAAATCTACTTTTATATAAGAGTCACCCTTATCGATTTTGAATTGCGGAGTTAAAACTTCGTTGTACCTCTCGTCGAAATTTCCGTATACAATCGAACTCTTCAGTTGGATAAACAACAATTCTTCAATGGGTGAGTCAGTATTTTTTACGCTGCTCGGACTAACGTATTCTTTCCCGTCGATAATATGAGCACCCTCCACCATTTCTTTAAAAGACGTCAAAATTTCTTCCATCACTTCATCGTATCTACTCATTCTCATCACTCCATATATATTTTTGATATCATTATGATATCTTGTATTTATATTATATCAAAGTGATATCACCTTTACAACATTAAGTTATCTTGCTATTATTAAGTTAATAAAGAATTTATAGGAGGATTCTTATGGCTGTGTCTGATGAAAAAACTAGAACGTTAATAACTATCTTAAAAACTGATAAAGAAAAACTTGAAGATATCGCTGCAAAAGAAAATCGCAGTTTCAATCAACAGGTTAATCACATCTTGCAACAGTTCTTAAAAGATCAGAGTGCCAATTAGGCACTCTTTTTTATTTAAAATGGAAGATCATCATCATTCACATCTACTGGTCCGCCATTTTCAAATGGATTCGGTTCAACCGGTCGATTTCCTCGCGCTTGCTGCGGCTGATCGTTTCCGTAAGCTGGTTTGTAGCTACTTTGATTATTGTTAGATTGCTGATTGCCACTCTTCGGCTCCAGGAACTGAACGCTTTCACACACAACTTCAGTTACATAAACACGCTGTCCATCTTTGTTTTCATAGTTCCTAGTTTGAATACGTCCATCGATTCCACATAAGCTACCTTTCTTTAGGTACTGGTTCACGTTCTCTGCTTGTTTACGGAAGGTTACGCAGTTAATAAAATCTGCACTCTGTTCGCCGTCTTTGCTTGTAAATGGTCGATTGACTGCTAAATTAAAACTTGTGACTGCAATATTAGATTGACTGACCCTTAATTCAGGGTCTTTAGTCAATCTGCCTACTAATACAACTCTATTGAGCATCTGTTGCACCTTCTTCCATTTGTGGATAATCTGCGACAACTTCTGGCATATCAACATAGCTATCATCGTCAGGAGTAATATCCTTAATGCTTCTACCTACACCTTCGTCATGCGATACTGCTGTTTGCATTTCTACTGAGACCGGAAGGTATTTCCACATGTAACGGATCACTGTCTTCTTCGCCATTTCTTCATAATCTGTTGCCCATGGAGAATACTTACTGTTGCCTGCTTTACTTCTTGCTCTGCGTTTTTCAATTTCTGACTTCGGCATATACTCAAATTGATAGCCACCGTCTTTAAAGTGAGCCACTGCATAAGCACCTTTGAATGCTCCTCTGTCATCTTCTGTCGGTACATGTTTCAAATCACTGTGCAAACCGAGCTGATAATCAAATTCATCATTCTCATAGACTGCGTGCGCATAAATCGATTGGATATGTCCAGATCGTCTCGCTAAATCAATCATTCCTCGGTAGCCGATGATAAACGTAACGTCTGTCGTGCCCTTCTTATTGTTTCTGAATGGTAAGAAGTAGCAGTGACCCATTGGTCCTGGTTCAAGACCGAGTTGTGCAGATTGCATCACTGCACCAAGTAAGCTCGATACATCGGCTTCTTTTAGCTGTGGTGTCGTTCTAATAACCGTTGTCGCCATTCTTGTCATACGTTCAATGCTCATGTGCTGCGGAAGTGCCTGTGCCATTGCCGGTGCCATCTGGTCGATATAGTCCCCGATTGTTTTTGGTTTGTTACCTTGTGCGACTTCGTTTTGCTTTTGCGTTGCTACCTGCTGTTTTAAAGTTTCATTCGTTGCCATAATTATTGTTCCTCCTTGATTTGTTTGATTCTTAATACTCTGTATTCCGATTCTTTATAGAACTGATCAATCACATCTTTGCCGTACTTTTTTTCCAGTGCTTTCTTATCTATGCTGCGGCGAGTCTGCTGTTTCCATGTCGCAATATATGCTTCTGTTTTGCCTGCTGCATTATGTCCAAGCGAATCTTTCAACTGATTCTCATATTTCTTTTGCAGTTGCTGTTTTTCTTTAATATCTTCTTTGATACTTTCTATAGCTTTCATCAACGTATCGGCTTCTGAACCCAACTCAATCTCTTCATTATCAATATCTTGATACATATGATTAATGAAGTCCGATGTGGCTTCACTTCCATCAATCTCTGGAATAACGTTTGCTTGAACATTGTTCTCCCAGAACTCTTTTTCAGCATCAATGATAATTTGAATCAGTTCATCGTCTCTTTCAATTTCTTTCCAGATAAATGATTGGCCACCAATTAAAACAGCGATATATGCCTTCTCAAAGCCTGTGACAGCCATGTAATGTTGAATCTGACACAAATACTGTGCCGGCACGTTATCGTCTTCCCATTGCTCTGCGTTGTACTGTGAGGTAGTTTTACATTCGAGTAATGCTTTCTCACCGACGACAACACGGTCCAGGTTAGCCATCATAAAATGATGCTCAGGATGTCTTAGCATTCTGTTATCTCTACGCACTTTCTTACCGGTACGTGCTGCAAATTCTTCTGCCACCACGTCTTCTAAAACGTTCCCGAAATGAATTGCATCATTGCTGATTTCTTGAATCATCTCCGGATTCGTTTTTTCAAAGAACAACTGTGTTTTAGACTTCCATTTGTTCACTCCAAGTATTGTCCCAGCGTCACTGCCGCCGATACCTGTCATGCGCTCCTGTAGCCATTCTTCACGTGTTAAATCTTTTATATTGACTAGCTCTGCCATGATTTATCCTCCTGTGGTAGAATTGGTTTATAGTATTTTTTCTTGACGACCGGTCTGCCAACCGGTCGTTTTTTCATTTCTTCAGGTATTGCACTTTTCTTTAACGACTGTGCAATTTGGAAAAATTGATTTCTGTAAAAATCTGCTTCACCTTTATAGAAAGAAAGCTCCTTTCTTAATTCTGCGTTTTCTGTTTCCAGTCGCTGCACATCTTTTCCAAACTCATAAGATAAATCTCTGAAGAATGTCATTTCATTAGATTTCTGCATGTTGCAAAGCCTCCATAATTGAGTAGTAGTCTTCTACAGATAAACCACCTTCGCTATATACAATGTCTACTCGTTTCATAGCGTATTGCACAGCATCTTGGGATTGTTGAAAATCTTGTTGAAGCGCTTCGAGTTCTGATTTTTCGATAGTAGGTGCTGACATTTTTAGTCCTCCTCATCTAAGTAATTTTGAAACACTTCCAAGATTTCTTCTAATTCGTTAACCACGCCATAACCCTCAAGGTAAAAACTACTTTCGAATATTTTATGAGTGAAATTACTCTCTTTATCAAAACCGACTCTCACGTTCAATTCGTTGACATGTCCGTGAAAATTGATAAACACTGATTTATCTGTAAAACGATTCACTTCAAGCCCAAGACTCATAACTTTTTCTGTTAACTCTTTGATTTCGTCTGTAATACTGTAATCCCTCACCATTCGTCCCCCTCCTCATTCAGTCCGTAAATATTTGCGTATTCTTCATCTAGCTGCGGATCAATGACAGTCGTTCTGTAAAGCATGATTGAGCTGAAAAATATTACTGTGATTAGAAATATTGGTACAACTACTTTTAAGTCATTCTTCATTACGACACCTCTTTTTTCTGTAGCATATGCACCATTTCCGGAAACAATTCTTCTATTGTTTTGCCATAGTGCTGTGCCAGAATAAATGCTTCTGCTAAATCAAAATTTGTTATTGCGTTTTCTCGATTCCAGTACGATGCTTTGCTTAGTCCAATTAACTTACCAACATCCGCTGTGGACTCTCCTGCTTCGTTCCGTGCAATGTACAACTGATAAAACTTTTTCATTTATATTCTCCTTTCCATTCGCAACTTCGCATCCCGATTCTGATTCAGCTGCTGCGGTTTAATCTGATAATCTTGCATCAGCCGATTTACGAATCCTGTGCCTTCGAACAGGACATCTTGTAACTCTGAAATCATGTGATGCAGTCCTTCTTTTTCATCTTGTGTCAGATGCTCTGGCTGTTTGTCTAATCGATTGCGGTGTAGCACTTCCATAAACTCATCGATTTCCTTTTGAATCCGGAATACATAGGACATGCGGTGTCCGTCATAGACACGATCTGATGGTGTTGGCAATGTGTGTCCGCCGGTCATTTCATAGGCTACGTCGTTTAATAAATTGGCATCTGATGCATTGGATAGTGCGGCGCTGCACATCGTTTGTGTCATTGGCTTCTGACCACTCTCTACACGGCTGATGTAGGATTTGTCTACGTGTAACTGATTGGCTACTTGCTGCTGCGTTAAGTTGTTTCGTTGTCTGTATTTGGAAATTATTGTTGGCATCTGTTGTCCTCCTGACAATTTATATAGATTGATTGTTGATTCGGATAACTCGTATACTGTGTATAGAGTTAATTAAGTTAGTCGCATAACTGATAACTCATCTAGTGCTAACCAATTGGTCGTTGGTTAGTACTTCCTCAAAAGAGTGATACTCTTTCCGCATTGAGTTTCTTCACTTGTTATCTTTTATTAATTTAGAAAGCATTTCTTTATCGATATTGCCTTCGCTGTATTTTTCTCCGAGCATCGTTTCTGTTAAAGAAAGCCCTTGCGTTTTATTACTTTGGCTATCAATTTTTAAACGGAATATAACTTTATTCACCAAGTCAAGTGCTGCAGGCTCTTCTGCTAATTCCATTTCATTCATTACATCTGAAATATGTTCAACATATTCATCCATTGCTTTCGATTTGCCGGTTATAAAACCAATTTCCCAAGCTCTTTGCCAAAACTTAACTTTTTCCATTTAAGAAACCTCCTGTTCAATCATTGGTAAGATATTGTTTTGCTTGAGTAATTCATACAGGAATAATCTTCCGTTCTGTGTCCACTTGGTATGCATTCTTACCGATGTACTACCATCTTTATGTTCAATCTCTGTCGTGTCCGAATGTGTTAAACCTTTACTGTGGTGTTTCGAGTAAAGTAACCATTGACCAGATTGTTTGTATTGAACTTTTAGATCGTGCAGTAACTTGTTGAGCGCCTGCGCTGACATTCCGTAATCTTTTGCGATTTGCCCGATTGTAACTAAGCTCTTGTTTTGTAAAATGTTGTCGTAGTAGCTTGCTTTAGGCTTCATTTCACTAATGCGTTGCCTGCTGATTTCAGTTTCGAGTCTTAATCTTTCGTTCTCTTCCTCTTTAGCTACTAATTCGAGTAACGCTTCTTTATAAGTAGTCGGAAGTTTGAGCGTTTGATTCTTGATGTGGTCTTCCATTTCGTTAAATTTGTTGATGTAATTCATTTTGAAATCGTTGTGCCCTTGAATATTGAACATGTAAAGTGTGAATCCATCTTTAGTAAGTAGGTACTCTGTTCTTAGCTCACCTTTTTTATCTCGGTATTCATTATCAATAATCAACGAACGAACATTATCGTCGGTTAAAATTCTTCTAATCTGGTTTATAACGTCGCCATGTCTCTTTCCGATTTGCTCCGCTACCACTCTGCTGCTTACGACAAGACCGAAATCTTCTTTGTTTTCAATTTGTATTTCTGCTAATTGATTCATGTCATTCCTCCTAATTAACGCAAAATGCGTAAATTTAAACTAAAATTTTTTCATTTGGAAATAACTCTTCCAGTGGTTCGTTAAGAATTTCTGACAACTTATATGCCATGTCTAACTTCGGCACGTAATTCTTATCCTTTTCGATGCTGTTGTAGTAGGACGATGTTTTGTACCCTAACTTCAATGCAACGTGTGTCTGCGTGATACCTTTAGACTTGCGTATTTCTTCTAGTCTATGAGCCATTTAAACCCCTCCTTCCATTTAGTCGTCCATATCATGAATGATTCATCGCAATGGCTTAATGTATTGATGCGCGGCTCATATCATCGCTCACTCTCGCTAGTCATTCATCATATCGCCGACTAAATTTTAATGCGTAATGCGTAACTCTTAATTAGCATTATACTGACGCATTTCGCGTAAGTCAACACTTTTATTACGCTTTTTGAAAAATATATTTCTCTTAACGCATTAAAAGGCTACAATTAGCATAAATTCACATATGAAAGAGAGCAATGAATATGGATGTAAACCGATTAATCTCATTAAGGGAACGCAAAGGCTGGTCTAAGACTGAAGCAGCTAGACGTTTAAATATAGCTACGAGCACTTACTCCGGCTATGAATACGGTCATCGTAAGCCTGATAATGATATGTTAGTAGAAATATCCGAGCTCTACGATGTGACTACTGATTACTTATTAGGTAAAAGCGATGTTGCCAATGATCCATCCGACGACTTCGATGCTTTCATGTTTGAGGATAAAGAAGCGTTTGATGCCCTGCCTGATGATGTAAAACAGGAACTGATTAAAGAGATAAACGATAAGATTGAGTTTTTAGCATACAAGCAGAAGAATAAAGATAAGTAATTGGGGCTATGCCCTATTATTTATAGATTGCAATTACATATATTACAATTAGAGGGGGATTTTGAATGTCAGAAGAAGAACGTAAGCAACAGAAGAAACGGGGCGGTTGTCTCAAATGGGTATTAATCATTTTCGGTGTACTCATTCTATTAGGCGCTTGTGGTGCGCTATTAGGTGGTGGGGATAACGCTACTAATACGACTCCAGAAGAAGCTACCAAAGAATCAGAAGAGCCTGCAGAAGAAGTGGAAACGGAAAGCGGCGAACAAGAAGAATCTGCAGAAGAAGATGAAGAGGTAGTTGAAGAGGATGAAGCTGTTGAAACAGTTGGCATCGGCGAAACATTAACTGTTGATGATATTGATTTTACTGTAAATGATATGTATCAACAAGATAGCGTAGGTGACGTTATAGCTTCAAATGCAAACGATACTTATCTAATCTTAGATGTCTCCGTGACAAACAACCAAAATGAGGCAGTAACGCTCATGGATAGTTACTTCAAGATAGTCGATGGCGAAACAGTATTTGAACCAGACGGCACTGCATCAATGACAGCTAACCAAGCGATTAGCCCAGATAATTTAGGACTACTCGCAGAAGAAATAAATCCTGGATCTTCACGAGATGCATTAATTGTGTATGATATAACTCAAAGTGTCATAGACAGTCAAAGCAAGCAATTGCAAGTTCAGTCCGGAATGTTCGGTACTGAAACAGGAATCATAAATCTACAATAAGCAATACACCAGCTGACCACTGGAAGAATGAACATATTCAAGGTGGTCAGCACTTTTTTAAACTTCAAACCGAACATACGTTCTAAAATAAAGGGGTTTTCACATGAGAATTGAAGATAAAGTAAATGAAATCGTAGAATTATCAATATTAGATGTAATGGATTTATCAGTAGAACATCTCTCTTATATGTTCGATGTCCATATTTTATATAATCATCAATCTAACTTTTATGTTCAAAAAGCCGGTGTCGATATTATCGGTTTAAAATTTGATAAGCGACATGAGATGTTTAAAGCGTTCTGTCATGAAGCCGGTCATATGTTTTTACATGCGACCAATCAAAAGGCGATGCCGCAAACGTTTAACCAGCTGCAGGAAGCTGAAGCTGAGAAGTTCGCCCTACTCTTACAATTACCGGAGAATTTAATCATTAAGAATAAATGGTATGAACCAATCGATTTAATGAAGGAATTTAACGTATCTGAGGAGATTGCGATTAAAAGATTACAGATGTTAAAGAGTCGCGCAGAAGTCTTGCAGCTGCAATTTTAGGAGGGAATACAATGCCTGTATATGAAGCGAGTAATGGTACATGGTATGTGAAATTAAGTTATATCGATGAGTTCGGGGATAGAAAGTATAAGACAAAGCGGAATCTCCCGACACGGGGTAAAGCTAGAAAGTGGGAAGATGAGTTTTTCATCAAGCTGCAGGAAGGAGAATCGTCAGACTACCTATCATTTACAGTCCTGTCTGAACATTATATTGAGTGGTATTCCAAGCGGAGAAAACCATCCAGTATTAAGACGATAAAGAACTATGTCAATAATCATCTGGATCCGTACTTTAAGAAGATGAACGTCTACCGTATGAGTACGAAAGATATATTGAATTTTCACGACCACATGACAAATAAGATATTCAGAGATAAGCCGTTGAAGAAAGGTTATATCCAGGATGTACACACGGCGCTGAGCAGCATCTTAAATCACGGGGTAAAATTCTATGATTTGAAGAAGAATGTTGCAGCACTGGCAGGGAATATCGAAAATGACGAGACACCGAGTTGGGATTACTGGACCTTGAATGAATTTGAATACTTCTATAATCAAGTTGACGACATTCTAATTAAGACATACTACCGCCTGCTCTTCTTTAGTGGACTGCGCCACGGAGAACTTCGCGCACTTACCTGGAATGATGTGAACCTAATTGATGGCTATGTCGATATTAACAAGACGAATTACAACGGCAAGGTGCATACACCAAAAACTAAAACATCTATCCGAAAAGTATATATCCCAAAACATGTGATTAATTTATTACATGAATATAAAATATGGTACCAAAGTGAAAAGGAATATAAAGATGATTATGTGGTGTTTGGTAATTTCTATAAAGCATATGGGGAAAGTACAATACCGAAAAGGTACGATAAGATAATGGATGAAATAGATTTAAAAAGAATTAAGACACATGAGTTTCGACATTCACATGCTTCTGATTGTATTAACCGGTTAAGGATGGATCGCGAAACTTTAGCAAAACGCTTAGGACATTCTTCATCAATTACAATCGAAAAAATATATGGTCACTTGTATCCGAGCACAGAAAAAGATGCCATTTTAGACCTTTAAGGGGTCAGAAAGGGGTCAAACGGGGGTCAAGACAAAAAGAAAAGGCTCAACCACTAGGGTTAAGCCTTGTTTAGCGGAGATGGAGAGA